CTGCTTGCAGTGGAATCTAATTCCTTAGGTATAGCAACACTAAACCGATTAAAACAAATGGATTACGTGAACTTATACCATCAAACTAAAGTAGCTAATGTATCTAATGAGGAAGGTACTCGTCTGGGTTGGAGGACTACCCAAGCTACTAAGCCAATGATCATAGGGCATCTTAAGAACGCAATAGAGAATGATGATATTTCTCTTGCCTCCCCCATTATCATACAAGAGTGTATGAACTATGTGGCTGATGCCAGTGGTAAAACAAATGCTATCTCAGGTTGTCATGATGACACAGTAATAGCAACGGCAATAGCCTTAGAGGTACTCCGTACTCACGGAGGTAGGTTATCAACGACAAAAGTTTCTTTTAGGAACCAATCGTTTATAACTGATGATACCCAGTGGCTTTAAAAGTTTCCCATAGTCCTCCACTATGAAAGACGTTTGTTATGGTTTCTTCGCGTATCGGGAAAGATAAGTAATGAAACCACCTAATTTTAATAGATTGATTTGTAGGGTGTTTACCCACATAAAAGAGGTGTCATAGATGGCAAGTAATAATGAAGATGGATACAAAGTTGCAGTATCCGATGAGGACCTAACAACACTCCTCGACTACAAGTTAGCACAGGCTAGTGCTAGTTTCCTAGATACCTCAGAGCTATCTGATGAACGTCAGAAGTCAACCTATGAATACGCGATGATACCCCAAGGCCACTTAAAGCCACAAGGCGTATCTCGTATTGTGTCCTCAGACACAGTTGAAGCAATTGAAGGTTACACTGCAATACTCTCAGAGCTATTGTTTGATAACAATAAATTAGCAAAGTTTAAGTCTTATGATCGTACTCCACTGGCATACCATAAAGCTACTGCAGCATCAGAGCTGTTAAACCACTGTTTGTTTACTAAGAACCGTGGTTGGTCAGTTCTTAACACATGGCTTAAGTCAGCACTTATGTGGAAGCTAGCTGCAGTTACATGGACATATGCATCAGAAGAAACTATTTCTTTTGAAGAGTACGAAACAATTGCTAGCACTGCACTAGATGTGCAACTATCAGACCCAGAGATCACTACAACAGGTGATATCTATTTAGATGAACAATCAGGTAACTACCTTGATGTACGACTTAAGCGTACAAAAGTTACCAACAAAGTTGTTGTATCACCAGTACCACCTGAGACCCTAAGAGTCGGAAGAGGCGCCACAGGTATACATGATGCATCCTTTGTAGGTTTTGAAGAAGAGATGACAAGATCCGAAATCAGAGAACGTTGGCCTGACAAAGCTGAAGGTGTTGATTGGTCTACTGTAGAAAGTAATACGCATTACGCGTCCGAGCTTAATACAGATTCCCTTGCACGTAAGCAAGCTATCGGTACAACCTTGTTATTAGGTTCAGGTGATGACAATCAACTAGAAGCCACAGAGTCTGCTGTAGTACTCCGCTGTTGGGTATATGTAGATCGTGACGGTGATGGTATCGCTGAACTAAAGTATATTGTTCGTGTAGGCGACACTATACTAGAAGAAGAAGACGCAGATCATATTCAAGTAGCAGCCTTTACACCGTTTGAAATACCATTCGAACTTGAAGGTTTATCTATGTCAGATATGGTTAGACCTTCTACATTGGCATCTACAGCTATTTTACGTGGCTTTGTTGAGAATACATACTTGACAAACTATGCACCTAAGATTGCAGACCCCAATGTAGTCGACTTCTCTGCTTTACAAAACATGAAGCCTAAGCAGATTATTGCCTCTAATGGTAACCCACAGGGTGCAGTTGCATCTTTACCACCAGAGCAAATATCAACAGGAACTGTCCCATTACTTCAGTTCTTGCAAGGTCACAAGGAACAAGCCACGGGTCTGTCTAAGGCAGCCCAAGGACTTAACGATGCTTTATACGTGTCTGGTAATTCAGAAGCTAAGGTGTCACAAGTGCAGTCAGCTGCACAAATACGCATACAATTTATTGCTCGTAGATTCATGGAAACTGGCGGTCGGGAACTCCTTGAAGGTATCTACCGTACAATGCAAAAAGAAATGCGTGGTGGGTCTGTAGGGGCATATACAGGAAATGCAAGGTATCTCGATGTGTTAATAAATGATTTACCCGGAATTGAATTTATGTCTGTGGAAGCAGATGTTGGCGATGCCAGCAATCAGACCCAGTTACAGAAGTTACAAATGATAGGCCAACAAATCCTGCCAGCCCTTCGGGACGCTGGTGCAGGTGCTGTTGTAGCACCAACTGCAGCTTCAACTATTGCAGTACAAGCGTTTGATGCTTTAGGTTTAGACCCTCTTGATTATCTTATTGATATCAACACAGATGAGTTTAAAAAGAAAGCAGAAGAAGGTCAAAAGAAAGATCAAGAAGCTCAGGCGAAAGCTACAGAGCTTAAAGAGTTGACAGCGAAGTTAGAAGTAGATTTACAACAAGCTAACATTGACTTCACAAACGTACAAGCCCAGAACGCCATTCAGGATAACCTAAAACAACTTATGGTTGCGTTAGATAAATCCGAACAAGAATGGTCCAAGTTAGCCTTAGAAGCTGGAAAGGAACAGCAAGCCATGCCAACTAAAACTAACATTGATGTACTATATGCAAAAGCACAAACACTTGTAGCTGATGTTATGACTACAACTGCTGGAGCATCTGGAGCATCCAAATCAGCTTTACCTCAGGAACCTCCAATGGATGGTATGCCCGGTTAAGCGATATAGGGGGTGATACTGTATCTAAGCTGCTTGGGGTCTCAGCTTTAAATTAAGACCCCTACCTAACCTAGTACAAGAGATATAAAAGATGAAGAAGTATAAACCGGGTATTGACAAGAAGGTCAAGCCACAGCTTCAATCTGATGGGACATATCGACCCGGACCTTTCTCTGATGCTCAAACAGCTTTAGGTAAAGCTACTTTTTCTAAGAAAGAAAGAGATGAGTTCTTCACAGAAGCGTACGGAGATATACTTTCAGATCTATTTTTAAAATGGTTAAACACTGAGTCTCACTGCACGAAAGAGAGAGAGTATTTATACCACGTAGCAATGGGCTTAGGCTCAGTAAAAGAACGATTGATTAAAATAGAAACTTATGGATTCAACCAAGAATTTATTGATCAATCACATTTAGAAGATGAGGAACAAGATAATGATTCCAACTAATACACTAGACGAGTTAACGAGAGCTGAGTATGACTTACAGCGATCACAGGTATCCTTAATACGAGAAATCGGTAAAGGAAATGAGAAGAGCCGATTACATGCCAACACCCTACAGGCAATGTCTTCTGCACTCATTCTAGTAAAAAGTCTTATTGACAACCACGCTGACAATGTACCTGTTGTACAAAAAGCTAAGGTTCAATCAAATAAGAAAGTAAAGTAAACGAGGACTAACAGGGATAATAAATTATGAGCAACGAAAACATTCCAGCGTCTACCTCCACAGGAGATGACTCTGATTTCAATGCTGGTCAACAACCACAGAATTTTGATGACATTCCAGTACCGATGGGGCCTATGGCAAAACATCTTGGTATTGAGACTGATCTACCAGAAGATTCTGAAGAAGGTGACCCGGAAGATTCTGTAGATGAAGTACCCACTGAAGACGATACAGATGAAGACGATACACTAGATCAAGAAGATGACACTTCAATTGAAGAAGATGGAACAGAGGATGATGATGAATCTACCCAAGACTCCGACTTACTCACAGAAGAGGATATTGATTGGGACTATAAAGTGCCAGTTAAGATCGATGGGGTTGAGCAACACTTAACTCTTGAAGAACTCCGTAAAGGTTATGCGACAGATCAAAGCTTGTCTAAAAAGGGAAACAAGATTAGCGAACAAAGGAAAGAGTTTGAGACTGAACAACAGTCACAACTTGATGACTTACAAGGTATGGCTACATTACTACAAGAACAACTTCAAGGTGAAGAAAACGAACTTGCAGCTGAGTACCATAGCTTTGATGAAAAGATTAAGGAAGCCCGTAAAGAGGGTAGTACTTATGAAATCACAGAACTGAAAGATCAACGTGAAACTGCTCAAGAAGCTTACTGGACCGCTCGACAAAAGCGTGAAGGTTTGACTGCTGCTGTGCAAGAGAAACAACAAGCCCAGCTTGAACTTCAAAACCAGCAGACATTTGCAAAGTTTAACACTGATATTGCACAACTTGTCCCATCTTTTGTGGAAGACGCAGAAGCTATACAACAGTTTGCATTAGATGAGGGAATCCCAAAAGAACTCCTTCCACTCATTGAAGATGCAACTATTATCAAATTTATTGATGATTACCGTAGGCTAAAGCAGAAAGCCACTAAGGGAGCTGTTAAGCGAAAGGCAGCGCCTAGAGCTAAATCAGCACCTATTAAAAAGGGTCTGACTAAGAGTGCACAACAAGGTAAAGTAAATACCGCAGTTCGTAACAAAGTCCTTACAGGTGAAGGGTCTGAGAGTGATCAATTAGATTTCCTCAAGAACCTATCCAAGTTCCGCTAATCCTTAACTTTTTATTTTATCTATAAGGAATATTTAACATGGCTGGACGTAATTTTACAACAGGTGGCCCTAAGGCTGCTGCTGGTGCTAATGGAATGAATGTATCTGAGCGCGAAGATTTAGCTAATTTCATTAGTTTGATCACACGTGATGAAAGCCCATTCTACTCTTCAATTGGCAAAACAAAATCTAAAGGCATTCTTCACGAATGGCAAACAGATGAATTAGCTTCTCCCGGAGCGAATGCGGTAGCTGAAGGTTCAAGCTTTGCTACTGTAGACGGTGCTCAGGTTGCAGAACCTCTACGCACTCGTTTAGGTAACTACACTCAGATCAACTCTAAGACTGTTGAAGTATCTGGTTCTAAGCGCGCAGTTGACCAAGCTGGCGTTGCAGACGAGTATGCTTACCAGTTGAAGAAGCGTGGTACTGAGCTTCGTCGTGACGTTGAGCATGACCTAGTACACAGCTGGAACCCATCTAATGGATCTGGTACTCGTACTATGGGTGGCTATCAGTCGTTCACTAACGTAAACGTAGTTGTAGCTGGCGCTGCTGCTGGTTACGTTGCACCTAGTGCTACTGGTGCAGGTACTGTAGGTACTATCGTACGTGGTGGTTCTGATGCTAACTTGGCTGCTCTTGAGCTAAGTGATGTTGATGATATCATGCAAAGCATTTATCAAGAAGGTGGTAAGGCCACTACAATGATGTGCTCTCCATCTAACAAGCGTAAGTTCTCTGCTAAAGCACAAGCTGCTGATAGCAACGTACAACGTAACATTGATGACAGCGGTAAGCTTCGTCAGTCTGTTGAGATGTATGACTCCGACTTCGGTGCTATCCGTATTGTACCAAACTACATCATGGGTTTAGATCACAACACTGATGGTACTGGTGCTGCTTCAAACTCTAAGGACTTCTCATGTCTTGTATATGATCCACAGTGGTACAACATTGCTACTTTGCGTCCTTTGCATGAGACAGAAGTAGGTCAAGCAGGTGACTCTACTATTGGTCAGATTGTTGAAGAATGTACTTTAGAAGTTCGTAACCCTAAGGGTTGTGGCTTGATTGTTGGTTTAGCTGGTTAACCACTAAGCTACATAAAGGGGGTCCTTAATAGGGACCCCTTATTTTTTAAGGAGGACACTGTCATGGATTTTAAGTCCCAAGACAACAACAAACATAGCTTTAATGTTAAAACAGATCAAAGTAAGTTTTCCCTTGATCAAGACATTAGTGCATACCGAGAGTACGCTAAAGAGTCGAGAGACCTTTACGATAGTAAAAGTGAAGCTGGTAACAGGTACCGCTCCTTTGCAATAATACCAGATATTGTTGCTATCGATATCCTTACGAAGTACCAGATAGATATACATGCTACTGACTTTATGGGTGACAAGAAATTAGTTAATAAACTTAAAAGCATTATAATCTCCGAGTATCCAGACCTACTTACGCACGGTCACTCTCGTAGAAAAACATAAAAGAGGATACCGTATATGTCAACTCCAAAGTACACTGCATTAGTAGCTAAAGTGCGAGATTGGGCTAACAGAGATAGTACAATACTCAGTGACACCTTAGTCTCTGATTTTATAGATTACTCTGCAGACCTTTGCTACAGAGAACTTCGCATACCTCCTTTGGAGTTTACATATCAATATGACGCTGCTGAAACTGCAGGTGAAACAGTACTGCAGATACCTCCAAATTTGAGTGAGATAATAATGTTCAGGGTTAAAGACAGTCAAGGTAACTCTTATGTTTTTGACAACAAGCTTGACATCAGGTCTTTCTCAGATAAGAACACAGCTAAAGGACGAATGTCTTTTACCAGAAAGGGATCAAACATAGAGTTCTTCCCTGCATCAGCGGTAGGTGACGTTTATGAGCTGCACTACTATCGCAGGTTGTTTGATATGGATGCAACTTACATTGTAAACCAAAGTAACATTACTGCAGGTAACACAGCAATAGCTGCTGCTGCAGATTCAGGAGCTGTTCAGTTCCCTGCTTCTGGCTCAACTACTTATGTAGTAACAGTGGATAACGTGGGGTCAGGTAATAAATACTATATTGACGGATCTTCACAAGCTACTCTTAACCTTATAGAAGGTAACACTTACATATTTAATCAGTCAGCATCCAGTAACAGCAACCACCCCTTACGATTCTCAACTACATCTAATGGTACACATGCTAGTGGAAGTGAGTACACCACAGGTGTTACAGTTGTTGGGACTCCCGGAAGTGTTGGGGCATATACTCAGATAGTTGTAGCTGCCAGCGCACCTGTTTTATATTACTACTGCACAAACCACAGTGGAATGGGTGGAACAGCTAACACTCCCGTACCTGCTTACTACACAGGAAATGAAGTCTACAACTGGTTACGAGATGAGAACGAGCGTGTACTTCTTTGGGGTGCACTGCATCATGCATTTGAGTACCTTGGTGATGAAGCACAATCAATGAAATACTTTCAAAAACAAGCACAAGGTGTGATTGAATTAAATAGAGCCGAGCAGAGGCGCAGAACATCTGGAGCTTCCAATAGGGTCACTTATGAAGTGTCCGAGTTATTATAAGGAGTTAAAGGATGGCAATTACATATACTTCAGGACCAGATCCCTTAGTTTCAAAAACCTCCGAAGGTGGAGCGTTTAAAGCAGAAGGGTTAACTGAGCTAGCAAATGCTCTTACTTCAGCCAACCTAGCTAAGCTTTCTGAAATAGCAGCAGAGGCGTCAAAAGCCGCAGCTTTGCTTGCACAATCATCAGCACAAACTTCAGCTAGTACAGCAGCAACCAGCTTAGCTTCTATAGGTGCGTCAGAAACTAATGCATCTAACAGTGCTACAGCAGCAGCTAACAGTGCCACAGGGGCGGCAAGTAGTCTGGCTGGCATTGGATCATCAGAAACTAATGCAGCTAACAGTGCTACCGCAGCATCTGGTAGTGCTACTTCTGCAGCATCCAGTGCAACCCTAGCTACCACTAAAGCAAGTGAAGCGTCTGCATCTAAAACTAATGCTGCCACTAGTGCAGCTAATGCAGCCACATCTGCCTCAGGGGTTACTGCTAGTGCTTCTGCAGCAGAAACTGCAAGATTAGCCGCAGTGGCGCAAGCTGTTATAGCGTCTACTCAAGCTACAAATGCATCAACCAGTGCATCAAACGCAGCTACAAGCGCAACAAGTGCAGCAACAAGTCTATCTGGTATTGGAGCTTCTGAGACTAATGCAGCTAACAGTGCTACTGCAGCGGCCAACAGCTTAAGCTCAATAGGGTCTTCAGTATCTGCTGCCTCTACTTCAGCTACTAACGCTGCAAACTCAGCATCTAGCAGTGGAGTATCGGAAACTAATGCATCTAATAGTGCAACTTCTGCAGCAGCATCCTTAAGTACATTCCAAGGAATATTTTATGGATCCTTAAGCACTGAACCAACAACAAACATAGCTACAGGTGACTTGTATTTTGATTCGTCAGCCAGTGCTATGAAGGTTTACAACGGAAGTAATTGGCAAGTTGTAGCAGCAGCTATTTCTAGCATTAATAATTCTTCGTGGTCTGGTACAGACTTAGCTGTTTTAAATGGGGGAACTGGAGCATCTACTGCTGTACAGGGCCGTATTAATTTAGGTCTTCAGGTTGGTACAGATGTATTAGCACCTAACGGTGATGGTTCAAACTTGACTAACTTACCTTCTCAAGACGATTCTGCCATTGCAATGTCAATTGCGTTAGGTGGATAAATGCGTTTAAGAACATAGAGGTTTAATATGAATAAAATAAAGAGAGGTCTAAATGGCAAACGCATTTAAAAATAAAGGTCTGAACCTTACAGATGCTATGCAGACAATGTACACCACGCCAGCTTCTAAGGAGTCCGTGATACATTCCGTTTTCCTAACAAACATAACAGATGGGTTTGAAGGTTTTGTATCCCTAACTGTACATGATGTGTCTGCAAGTCAAGACTATGTAGTTCTTCACCGAGCACCTGTAAGACCGGGTAGTACTCTGACTTTTGACAAACCAATTAATTTAGAAACTGGAGACAGTATAAAAGTCTCAGCTTCTGATAACAACTTAATGACTGCTTTTCTAAGCGTACTGGAGGTTAGCTAATGTCTTATCTTGGAACTCAACCTAACGATCAGCCTAGTTACAGCCATCAAACTTTTTATGGTTTTAAGCTTGAAAAGTCTACAGGAAATTTGACTGTACATGTAATTGATGAAGGTGCAGTTAAACTACCTGACAGTAACATTATAGACGACGATGATTATAAGGACCACTTCTGGTCACAAAACAAACTAACGTACCAATGGGGTTCCAATGGTCATATAGAGGTGGTATACAAATGAGTACAACTATTGATTTAGGTAAGCTACGGTTTAACTGGGTAGGGGAATGGGCATCTAATGTCCAGTACGAATCCAATGATTTAGTGCGGCATGGTGGAGATGTCTATGTGTATATCTATGCACTAAAGACTAGCGGTCAAGCTGTTACAGAATCAACATATTGGGCTTTAGTACAGGAAGGTCTTTCTTGGAAAGGCGAGTATGTTGCAGCTACTGCGTATAAGCGGCATGAGGTTGTTCATCACGCAAACAACGCATACGTTAATATTTTAAGTGAACCATCTGCAGGTAATGCTCCACCAAATGCTACATACTGGCAGCTACTTGCTACTGGTATTAAGTTTGAAGGTGAGTACAACAACGCAACTGTTTACCAAAAAGACGATATTGTTTACTACGGTGCTAACACTTATATTTGTATTGTCAACTCTCCCGGTGGAAACTTACCTACCGATGGGACATACTGGTCTACATTTTCTCACGGTATTCAATGGGAAGGTATTTATAACAACGGAACTAGCTACCAGAAAGATGACGTAGTCACTTATGGCGCTGGTGTTTACATTGCTAAGTTAGACACAGTGGGTAATCTACCTACCGATGCAAGTAAATGGGACGTTCTTACAAGTGGAATTAAATACACTGCTGCTTGGGATACTTCTAAATCTAACTACAAGATCCATGATGTTGCTACCTTTGGCGGTAATGCATATATTGCAGTTGCAGACAACCCCACAGCTGGAAGCGCACCCTCAGTTAACACTGCTCAGTGGGACGTACTTTCGTCTGGTATTCAGTTTGAGGGTCAATGGGTCGTTGGAACTACTTATCAACCAGATGATGTTGTTGTCTATGGAGGAAGTACCTACATAGCTCGCATCATAACTACAGGTGATTTACCAGATTCTGTTGCAGCTTCTTGGGAAGTGCTTGCTTCAGGTCTAAGAGGACGCGGTCAATGGGCAACATCTACTGCTTACCTTGCAAATGATATTGTTTCTTATGGCGGTAAAACATTTAAAGCTTTACTTACTCATGCATCTACTGTTCATGCAACAGACCTTGCAGCAAGTAAATGGGAGCAATTCTCTGGTGGTCTTGATTGGAAAGGAAACTGGACAACCAGTACCGCATACAAAGTAAATGACCTTGTTAACTCTGGTGGTTCTGTATATGTAGCAACCGCAGATCACACATCAGGTTCATTTGCTGGAGATTCTTCATATTGGGCAACATTTGCCAATGCTGGAACGGATGTTGGATTAACGATAACTTCACACGGAGATCTACTGTACCGAGGTGCTTCTGGCCCTGTTGCTCTTAATGCTGGACTCAATGGGCAGGTATTAACCACAAAAGGTACCAACGCAAACCCTGTATGGAAGAATGCCGCTGGCGCTACCATTGCAAAATATTTAATTAATTCATAAGGACTCAATCATGGCTGAACAAGTAAAAGTATTTAAAAACGTACAATCGCAAGCAGTTGCAGGGGTTTCTCATTCTGACAATATGTTCACAAACGCAGCAACCACCCGATCTGTCGTTAAACAAATATCCGCGACAGGATTAGGTGTAGGCGCCACATTAGAAATGGGTGGGTCTACTATTATGACCTCCACATCTGCAGGTGTTATGGAAGGATCTGGTAATTTGATCATGGACGTCAACAATGCATTATCTTTGAAATTCCCAGATATGGGCATTCAATCACTTAACGGTATGTTTTTTGCTAATGGGTCAGATGGTATCAACAAGGTAGATGGTGACTATTTAAGCACTCACGCAGCTGGGTCACAAGCCGCTGCTATGACTGTGACGAATTATTCAACTGGCGCTAAGGCAACTGATGATGCATGCGCTACCCGAGATGCAACAACAGGTGCCATAACATTTTGGCGACAGTATAGCGGTCAGTTATATTCGTACAAAGAAGATGGTACAGAAGCTAACTCAGCCGTTAGCTTTGGAGGCAATGGTTACAACATCTGTACAGACGGAGTTAAATATATCTACGCTATTCGTGCTGGTAGTAGTTCCGCTATAGACAGGTATAATTATGTGACCAAGGTTGTAGACACAATTGCGACTACCTCAGGTAACATGTATGGTCCTCAAGGCAACCAAGGTGCCTATGGTCTTTACTATAAGGAAGGTGACAATGAATACCTTCTTGGCAAGGAATATGCAACTTCAAGCGAGGTTTATCGTTTAAATTTAAGCACAAGGGCTGTTAACTATTACAGCCACGGTGCGTTCAGTGTAGGCAGTTACTCTGATGGGGCTGCAATTACCACTAATACCGCAGGTACTACTTACTTAGTAGAGCAAGGAACAGACTATTGGACTAAGTGGGATCTCAGTGCAGCATCTATTAGTAATGCACCAATTCGTGTTAGCAACGGCTCTTCATCATCAACTGAATATGCTCAAGGCGCTGGAGAGATAGCACCGGGTATCGTCTTAGTTTTTGGAGAAAATAGCGATAGAATTAGTCTTATCAATGTTAACGTAGGTGCAGGACAAGCACACTACTCTAATACGGGTAGCCACGGATTCTCAATTCACTACGATTATAGTAATCGATTTGCCTTCGCTACTCTGCCAATCTTAGCTGAAACTAGGTCTTATGATGTTCGTATCTCAGGCGTAGAAATTACAGAGGATTCTTAATATGTCGTTTAAAACAACAACAAGTGCTTTTGGGGCCGCA